TATTTTTATCGCAGTTTCCTAAAAATTCCGCAATATATTCTTTATTATCCACTTGTTCACCTGTGGGTATTATTATATACTCAATACTATTGGACATAACCTCTATATTTATTTTGGAAATTTTAAGCATCATCGTGCTAGATTTTTCTTTACGTTCTGCTTCATCAGTCATGTTTTCCAATGCTACAATTTCACGTTGTATGTTAAACTGAGCTAAGTTCCCGTCATTGATGTTTGTGTAATTTAATGGTCTAATTTTAATCTTTAAATCACCTAAATTCAATGTACTGGAATAATCACCTGAACTCATTACTGACAACAATCCAATTAAATTTATTCCATACGTAGCTTCTTCTTCACATGCGGGACATGTAGATTCTATTTCTAACTCACTTCCATTGGTAGCGGCACGAATAGCAATCAATACAGCATCAATATCCATGCTAGGCATTGCCCAAGGATCTTTTATTGCTGGAACGCAACTTTTTATAATGTCACATATTGCAATACCATTGAACAAAGCATCAGGTGTTTTGCTAGTAATTTCATCAATGGCTGTCATGGGATAAACCGGTAATTCACCGTTTTCTGGCATTTCAATTGACCCCTGTGGGTAAAATGTGCCTTTACTAGGTAACGACACATAAAATGCAGGTCTACGGAAATATTGTCTTAGTGGGTTGTTCAATGTATATTCTCCTAAATATGTATTTTATAAATAATAAATACTATTGAACTATTTATTATTTAAAAATAAGGATAAAATTAATATGGCAACTGGAACTGAAGAATTTGACCGTTTGATAGCACAAGCATTTGAAACATACGGCTTTGAGAACGAAAAAATGATGTTGAAGAGGGGACTATTAGAGGACCAACGGGTCGATGCGGAGTACGCGGTTATACAAAAAATTAAGGACTCTGGTGTTGCGTTTGATACACTGACAGCAGCACAGCAGAAAGCAGAGTTAGAACAAAGAAAACAAACTTCCCTTTATGAAAAAACATTAGGAGGATTAAAAGATCAGCTTGAGTCAACTGTTGCCTTAACAAAAACACAATATGATAGCATACACGCTGCTGAAATGTTGCAAAAAGCAAAAGATCGTGAAATAGATACTTTAAAAAACGCAGAAAAAAATTATGCTTCAATGATCACCAGCATAAATTCTGTGACAGGGGCAATTGCTCTTTATAAGACCAAACAATTAGAAGCTGCTGCAGGTAATGCTGACGCTACTGCTAAGGTAGTAGGTAAATTTGCATTAATGGAATTAGGCACAACTGCTGTTTCTGCTGGATTCAATTATATTGTAGATAGCACTAAAGCTGCATACGCAGGTATGATGGCCTACAATGCTGCTTTGGTAACCGCCGCAGATGGAATTACTCTGGCGAGTACTGAACAATTAGCAGTACTGGACTCTCAAGCCACCTCGATAGGAACTGCTAGTAGCAGTTTCTTTGCTGTGGGTGCAGCCGCCGGCACCACAGCACTTGCAATGGGGGCACTGAAGATTCCTGCACTATCCGCCGCTTTTGGACTTGCCGCGGTAGCTGCTCCGGTGTCATTAGTGACAATAGGTTTATTTGCATTAGCGACTCTGCTAGGGCTTGGTGGTGCTGCAATCTTAAAAGATCAGCAGCTTAAGAAAGAGAAGGAAGCACAAGACCGTAAACTTGGTAATCAGTTAAACGATAAATTGTACGACTCGTACATGAATATTGGTAAAGCTGGTCTAGTTGGTTCTCAGGGTCTTACTGGACTAAAAGACAATGCACATAAAGCAGGATTTGCATTAAAAGATATTGATAAGTTTACCTCGGTACTTAAGACTAGTCAAAAAGAAATGAGTTTGTTTGCCGGAGGTGCAGCCGCAGGTGTAGATAAATTTGCATCAGTTACGGGTGAAATGACTGCTAAACTAGGAAATCATTTTCGTAATTTAGGAATTTCAATAGAAGAACAAGCAGAAGAAACAGCAAAGTATATGGCTTTGCAAGCACGACTAGGATTACTACAAGGAAAAACAGTAACTGAATTGGCAACTGGTGCAGGAAAGTATTTAGAAGAATTAGACAAAACTGCTACTTTATTGGGATCTAGTCGTAAAGAACAGGAAGATGCTCGTGGTGCTGTAATGGCAATTGAGCAATTACGGGCCGCTATGATGGCTGCTCAAGCGTCGGGCAACACAGAAGAATCTGAAAAATTAGAAAGATATTTACAACAAGCTGTCGTATTACAAGAAAGGGGATTAACAAAAGAATCTGCAGGTGTAGCTAAATTAGGTGCAAGTGGTGGAGCAGTAACAGATGACGATACTGTAATAGCAAGACAAATGTATAGTAATGATTATTTTAAAAAACTTGATAAAGGTACAGCAACAACGATAGAATTAACGCGCCAACTAGCAAAAGAAACACAGACCGCGTATGAAAGAACTGCTTTAGGTTTTGCAAGAACCGGAGTAGATCCAGGAATGACTGGAGGTAAATTTGGAAAAGCAGCCGACATGACCACTGCTGTTAAACTGCAAGAAAAGACTGGGAGAGAGGAGGCGGCTAAAAAGGGATTAGTAGAAGGCACTCCTGAATATAATAAGTTCTTTGAGGATTTCTTAGTTGCACAGAAAAAGGCAACTGATGAAGAGGGAAAAAAGGCACAGTTGCTAAGAGAACAGCAAGTAAAAGATAATATTGCTGCTGATAATCGGTTGATTGAAGTGTCTAACAATTTTATGGGTGCTACAAACATATTTTCAGATGCGGTTAACAAATTTGCAGGTAAAAATGATGATGTGGGTAAGCGCAGCAGTAACACCGGGGCATCATCGGACCCAACGGCACTAAAAGTAGGACAGCAAGGAGCGCCAGTTCCAGTTGCAGCTAATTATTCAAAAACACAAATGTTTACGCCTCAAGAGGCCAGAAATATTTTAGACGGAAACCCTAGTGCAAGAGATTTAAAAGATTTTGGCGGAAGAGAGGCATTGGAAAAAAAGGCAGAGGGAGTCAAAGGCCTAACCGGAAGGGAACAACTAACCGATGCCGGACTAACAATTAAACGCGGTGATGTACAAAAAGTAGGACAGCAAGGAGCGCCAGTTCCAGTTGCAGCTAATTATTCAAAAACACAAATGTTTACGCCTCAAGAGGCCAGAAATGTTTTAGATAATGGTAAGGCAAGAGATATAAAAGATTTTGGCGGAAGAGAGGCATTGGAAAAAAAGGCAGAGGGAGTCAAAGGCCTAACCGGAAGGGAACAACTAACCGATGCCGGACTAACAATTAAACGCGGTGATGTACAAAAAGAGGGTTCTAGTGTAGATCCAAAACTTATAGAAATAGCAAAACAAGCTCAAGCAAGTATACCTGGATTTGAATATTTTTCAGGGTTCAACGATCAATATCATCAAGAAAAATCACCGGCGAGTAAACATACTAAAGGCCTAGCATTTGACTTTGTAGTAAATCCTGGACCAGGTAGGCAGAAACCCTCAAAAGAACGGAGTGATACAATTATTAGTATGCTGAAAGGAATGGGATTATCTAAAGTAGAAAATGAATATGATAACCCTAGTAAAAAAGCTACCGGTGGGCATTTTCATGCAGAATTGGCAATGCCTAAAGCATTTGATGGGGGTTTATTTGATGGACCTAAATCAGGATACGCTGTAGAATTGCATGGTAGAGAAGCGATTGTACCAATGCCAGACCCATCTTCTACAATAAAAATGGAAACCAATTCACCTGACAAAACCCCATTATCGTCAGTGGTAAATAATAATAGTAACTCACAACAATATAATACAACTGATTTGATGTCCAATATTTTTGAAATGATGTCCTCTAAAATGGATGAAATGATTGACAGATTGGACATGGGTAATAATTACTCTGACAAATTAGTAAAAGCTATGGTTTAACGCTAAATACTAGATAATATTATGACCTACAAAAAACGTTTTACGAATAAAAGTGGTATCTCTAGCCCCATTGGTGGCGGAAATAGCAACTCTGGCACCTGGAATGGTAGTCCAGGACAAAATGGTTCATCTACTGGCGGTTGGAATAATCACGAAATGGGTTATAAAAACTACATGAGTAGACTCCCTGAAGTATATACAGGTCACCCAAATCGCATTGAACGCTATAATCAATATGAAATGATGGATGTTGACGCCGAGATAAACGCCTGTTTAGATATCATTTCAGAATTCAGTACACAGAAAAACGAACACAATGATACCCCATTCAATCTAGCATTTGCAGAAGATCCAACTCCTCACGAAGTAGAATTGCTTAAGAAACAATTACAACAATGGTGTAAACTAAACGAATTTGGAACAAGAACATTCAAAATCTTCCGTAATACAATCAAGTACGGAGATCAAGTATTCGTCCGAGATCCAGAAAACTTCAAACTATACTGGATTGATAATACTAAAGTAATCAAAGTTATTGTTAATGAAAGCGAAGGCAAAAAGCCAGAACAATATGTTATCAAAGACATTAATATAAATCTACAGAATCTTACTGTAGCACAGAAAACTAACTCAGACTTTGCTGCCAATCCAGCAACAGGCTTGGGTGGTACAGGTGGAGGTTCAGGCGGCGGGGGCGGTGGTGGATATACTGTTCCAAGTATGCCCTACAATACTACTGGATCTCGTTTTACATTAGGACAAAGTGAATCAGCAATTGACGCTAAACACATTGTTCACTTGAGTTTAACTGAAGGATTAGATAGATTCTGGCCATTTGGTCAATCAATACTAGAGAACATTTTCAAAGTTTATAAGCAGAAAGAATTACTAGAAGATGCGGTTCTTATCTATCGTGTACAACGCGCACCAGAACGGAGAATGTTTAAGATTGACGTTGGAAATATGCCAAGTCATTTGGCCATGGCTTTTGTTGAGCGTATTAAAAATGAGATTCATCAAAGACGAATTCCTAGCACCAATGGCGGATCAGCGATCGTTGATGCTAGTTATTCGCCACTTTCAATGAATGAGGATTACTTCTTTCCAGTAACAGCAGACGGCAGAGGAAGTAGTGTTGAAGTATTGCCAGGTGGACAAAATCTTGGTGAAATTGATGACTTGAAATACTTCAATAACAGATTAGCCCGTGGTTTGCGTGTACCAAGTTCATATTTACCAACTGGTCCTGATGATAATACTACACCATTAAGTGATGGTCGTGTTGGAACAGCAATGATCCAAGAGTTCCGCTTCAATCAATATTGCGAACGACTACAGAAGTACATGAGCCATAAGTTAGATGAAGAATTCAAGTTATTTTTGCGTTGGAGAGGTTTCAATATTGATAGTGGGTTATTTACATTGGAATTTAATCCACCTCAAAATTTTGCAGCTTATCGCCAAAGCGAACTAGATAACGCACGGGTAAGTACATTTGCTAGTATGGAAGCATTTCCTTATATCAGTAAACGCTTTGCACTAGAACGATTCTTGGGATTAAGTGAAGAAGAAATCAACAAGAACGAGAAGATGTGGCGCGAAGAAAACGGCAAAGATGCTGAGGTTGAAGCATCAAGTAGCGATTTGCGTAATATTGGTGTTAGCGCCGGCGGCATAGAAAGTGATTTAGAAACTGCTGACGGAATTGAAAATAACCCAGAAGAAGGCGAACAACCAACTGGACCGGAAGTAGTGGGACCTGTAGGCAACACTCCTGGGGGACAGCCTGCCCCAGCAGATACTGGAATGTAAGATAAATAACATATGCGAGAAATATTATGATTTTGATGGAAATGTTTAATCCTGCGGTTGAAGGCTATCAAGATTTAGCTGCTGATAACTCTAGTCCAAAGTGGAAAGAAAGCCGCAAAACAAAACTAACACTAAGACAGATTCGCAAACTTAGAAAAATGTTGGATGTTAGGAATTTTGAAAAATCAAAATATATCAAAAAAGTACATGAACAATATGGTGTAAAGCCAGAAGCCGTACCTCAATAGAGTAAAACTTTCTATCTCTCCTAATAATGCAAAAAATGCTATCTTATTAAGCATTTTTTAAATGTATAGCATAAGTACAATACACAAGCCATTACTTAGGAGAAACAAACAATGGACCACAAAAAATTTGAACAACTTATTGATTTGATTATTAATGAGAATGAAGAACAAGCTCGTGCATTATTTCACGATATCGTAGTTGAAAAAAGCCGCGAAATCTATGAAGATATAATGTCCGATGAAATGGATGAAGGCATGGGCGGTCAAGTAGGTCAGATGATGGACGAAATCTCTGCTGAAGAAGAAGGCATGACTGAAGAAGAAGATGAAGAAATTGACTTTGATGACGAAGGTGATGACGATATCGTTGATATCGAAGCCGATGATGACATGGGTGATGAAGCTGAAGGTACAGAAGATCGTCTAGTAAGCATTGAAGATAAGTTAGACCAATTGATGGCTGAATTTGAAGAAATCATGGGCAATGGCGATGCTGATATGGCCGATGACGATATGGGCGCCGGCGATGACATGGATATGGGCGACGGCGATGACATGGATATGGGCGATGACGACATGGCTATGGGTGATGACGATGAAGCTATGATGGAAGCAATTACTTTGAAGAAAGTTTCTGTAACTCACGGTGATAACGGTCAAAACACAAAAAGCACAAGTTTAACCAACAGCGGTCAAGCTGGAATGGCAAGTCGTCCAGTTAAGTTCAGTGGTGCTAGTGAGGCAGTTCCTACAGGCCCTAAAGGTGCTAGTAACTTCTACTCAAAAGGCGAAGGACAAGTAAAAGGCGCTGGTTCATTTAAAAACGCTCCAGCACAAAACAACGCTGACTTAGAAAAGGCTCCGGCTCCATCAAAGTCACAAGCTAGCGGTACAAACACTAAAAGCCCTGTAGCTGAATCACGCAAGCCAGTAAAGCGTATTATTAAGTAAGGAATCTGAGAGAATGGCTTTGTATCTCAAGGAGCACTTAACTTTTGACCGTGCTAGCATGGTGGTTGAAAGTGTAAGTGAAGGCGATAAGAAAAACCTTTATATGAAAGGAATTTTCATTCAGGGCGGGGTAAAGAACGCTAACGAGCGTATTTACCCCGTTTCCGAAATTGAATCCGCTGTACAAACATTAAACGAACAGATTACAGATGGTCATTCAGTATTAGGTGAAGTAGATCACCCAGATGACTTAAAAATCAACCTAGATCGTGTATCACATATGATTACAAGCATGTGGATGGACGGCGCTAACGGGTTCGGAAAGTTAAAGATATTACCAACTCCAATGGGGCAACTAGTTGCTACTATGCTGGAGAGTGGTGTCAAACTCGGCGTTTCAAGTCGTGGCAGCGGTAACGTGGACGACATGAACGGAAAAGTAAGTGACTTTGAAATAGTCACTGTGGATATTGTTGCACAACCAAGTGCGCCTCAGGCTTATCCTAAGGCAATTTATGAAGGTATGATGAATATGCGTCATGGTCATAAATTGTTGGATATTGCAAAAGATGCTCAAGGCAACAAGAAAGTGGAGAAATACTTGAAAGGGGAAGTAATGCGCCTCATCAATGATCTCAAAATTAAATAAAGGGGAAACAGAAATGTTTGATGCTATCAAGCCATTACTTGAAAGTGGACTTATCAACGAGGACGTGGGCCGTGAACTAAACGAAGCCTGGGAATCTAAGTTACATGAGGCACGTGAGCAAGTACGTGTTGAATTACGTGAAGAATTCGCACAACGTTATGAACATGACAGAATCGTAATGGTAGAAGCCCTAGATAAAATGGTTACAGAAAGTCTTTCAGAAGAAATTTCCGAATTTCAATCTGAAAGACAATCAATGAACGAAGACCGCGTACAGGCTAAACAACAATTGCGTGAAAATGCAGTTAAATTCAATAATTTCATGGTTACTAAACTAGCTGAAGAAATTAAAGAATTACGCAGTGAACGCAAACTACAAATGGAAAGTCAATCTAAACTTGAACAATTTATTGTTCATGCTTTGGCACGTGAAATTAAAGAATTCACACAAGACAAACAAGCTGTGGTTGAAGCTAAGGTTAAGTTAGTTGCTGAAGGTCGTAAACAACTTGAAAGATTGAAGTCACGTTTCGTGAGTGAATCTGCTAAAAGGTTGAATACTGTTGTAACATCACATCTTAAGGGTGAATTAGGACAATTGAAGGAAGATATCAAGGTTGCTCGTGAGAACAATTTTGGACGTAGAATATTTGAAAGTTTTGCAAGCGAGTTCTCGGTTACTCATCTAAATGATAAAGCTGAAACACGTAAACTTATGAATGCTCTACAATTGAAAGACCAACAGTTGGCTGAATCTATCAAAGTAATTGGTCAATCTAAAAAATTGATTGAGACAAAAGAACGTGAAGTTCGTATTATTAAAGAGTCTAATCAGCGTGAAAAAATGATGAGCGATTTACTTGCTCCGTTAAACGCAGAGAAAGCATCTGTAATGAAGGACTTACTAGAAAGTGTGCAAACACCAAAATTGCAAAACACTTTCGACAAGTATCTACCAGCAGTTTTAAACAGTGGAACAG